CGACCATCGACGCTTCGTCGATCACGATGAGATCGAAACGCGTCTTGATCGGTCCACGCTTCGAGAAACCGTGAAGCTCTTCGGTCTCTTCGTCGGTGACCGGCACGTAGAGAAGTTGGTGCAACGTTCCGACGGTGGCTTTGCTCACCTCATCGAAGCCCGTCACCTTCACGCCCTGCGCCTTGAGCTTCCGTTGAAGCACGCTCGACGCGCGACCCGTGTACGTGACGTAAGCGACGCGTTTTCGTGTGTCCGAAGCGAAGACGCCGAGCAAGGTCGACTTTCCGGTTCCTGCGTAGCCGCCTACGGTGAGAATTCCACGCGGACTCTCCGCCCACCGAATGATCGATTCGTAGACGCGAAGTTGATCGGGGGAGAGGTTTTCGATCGAGAGACGCTTGTCCACGCTCGACTCTTTCTCGTAGACCCATCCGCGACCTTGGCAGAACGAGCAATCCGGCGCGGGCTCGCCGAAGTTGAGGGCGTCCGCACATCCGCACGCGAGCTTTTTTCTTTCCATCGATCATCTCCCTCGGCAGTGAGTCTTCGGCTGGTTGTACTTGCGCGCCTGCACGCACTTGATGCACGTGCAGACGCATGGATCCTGATTGCACGGATGCATCCGTGCCTCGTACTTCTTGCGCATCTTGGTTGCTTCGCGCTCGATTCTCCTGTCGGCGAGACGAGCTTCGTAGTGTGCGCGCTCTTCTTCGTATCCGGGACGCTTACCGCTCATAGGTCACCATCGGAGGAAACTTGTACGTTCCATCGGTCGCTTCGAGGTACTCGCCCGTACGCAGATACTTCAACCAGTCGTCCGTCTGCCGTACCCAGTCCGCGATCACTTGAACGGGCGTGTCGTTCTTCTGCGCGCGCATGTAGAGATACGGAACTCTGTTCCTCTCGCAGTATGCTCGCCACTTCTTTTGCTGGTCCGTGTCACGCGTGTTCACGTTTTTGAGCTCGATCTCGAGCGGCATAGGATAGGGATCGCGAAAGAGATGGCCCCACACGTCGGCTTGGCCCTTGATGCCAGCGTGAACGTGGCGGTCTTCGATCTCCATCGTCATCACGTTGCGGATGAAGAGACGGACGTCGAGAAACTTCTTGGTGCATGCCGCGACGTAGAAGCGTCTAAGCTCCGTCTCGGTTGCTTTCTTGAGGTGTTCGAGCTGGCTCACTTGGGTTCTCGGATGCGTTCTTGTTCTTCGGGAGAGAGAAGCGCGAAGTCGACTGGATCCCATTCCTTGAACACTTTGTCGGCCATCTCCATGAGCTTGTCCTCGGTCGGTCGTTCTTCTTCGGCGCGCTCGATGCGACGTCGCTCGCGCCAGATCTCGTTGCGCGAATGCTTCGTCTGCCACTGAAGATCGTTATCGAACGACGACTTCGCGAACTGCGACCACGCGTACGGCGGCCAGTCACCGTACTTCTCTTTGTAGCGAACGCTCGCCCACGTCGGCTTGTAGCCCTTCTTGCGAGCTTCCTCGAAGAACGCGTCGAAGTCACGACGACGCGGATCGATTGCTTGCGTTCGCTCGACGAGCGGAACGTTCACTTCGCGCATTCGCTCTTCTTCTTCTATCTGCCGCTCGAACGAGTGTTCGCAATGCGGACACACGCGGGTGTGCGACGCAATGTACGCGTAGCAGTCCGGACACACTTTGAAGTTGCCTGCGCTCTTCGACTTCTGCGGAGCTTCGTCGAGCGACCAGATCCGATCGGTGTGCGGAGCTTGGTGGCGATCGAAGTTACCAGCGTGATCGAGAATGAACGGCGTGACGAGACCCATGGCGAGACAACCGCACCTTGTGCACGCGCTGTGATCGTGATCGGCAGGGACATGACCGCACCCGCAGCACGGGCGAAGAAAACGTCCGACCTGCTGCATGTAGAGGCGAAGCGACTTTGTCGGTCGAGCAAGGATTCCACACTTCGCCGGAGGACAGTTCCAACCTTCTTCGAGGACGCCAACGTTCGTGATCGCTTGAAGCTCACCGGAGGCAAGCCGAGCGAGCATCGACTTCCGAACCTCCATGGGCGTCGTCCCGTCGAGGTGCGCGATGTTCACACCGTTATCCTGGAAGAGCTTCTCGATCTCGCGCGAATGCTTGATGCTCGTCGCAAAGATGACGGTCGCGCGCTTGAATCCGTCGCACGCGTAGAGATCACTCCAGCGCTTGAAGATGCCGCCGACGAGCGCTTGGCCCATCATGACCTCTTCGAGCTCTTCGAGGTTGTAGTCGCCTGCGACCGTATGGATCTGCGAGAGGTCAGGCTTCTCTGGAACGGAAAAGCACCGTGGCTCGGAGATGAACTTCGCGAGAATGAGATCGGAATACTGCGCTGCGACTTCGAGCGCATCGTAAGGACCGCCGAAGTTTCGTCCGAGCGGCTTTCCGTCCGCTCGACACGGCGTCGCGCTGAGACCGAAGTGGATCGCGTCCGGATACGCATCGAAGACGTTCGTCATGTACGTATCGGCTGCCGCACGGTGGCACTCGTCAACGAACACGATCGACGGTTGGAACCACTCGATGTCGCGACGCGAGAGCGTTTGGATTGATGCAACCTGCACGGGCATGAGCGGCGCGTAGCGGCGATCGTTCGCGCGGATCACGCCGATCTCGGTGATGCCCCACTCTTCGAGCTCAGCGACCGCTTGATTGATCAGCTCGATCGAGTGAACGACGATCAGAATCTTCGCGTTGAAGTTGCGTCTGGCCGAATGAATGATCGCCGACATGACGACGGTCTTTCCGCCGCCCGTCGGGAGCACGATGATGACGCGTTTTCGTCCGTCGAGAATGTGCTGGCGCCCGCGCACGAGGGCTTCGCTCTGGCAATCGAGAAGTTCGGGGAGCTTCGCGGTCATGGTTCGGAGTACCCAAGAGAGAAACAGTTTCCACACGCTGATCGACCTGGCTCTATACGTCGAAGCTTGCAGCGCTGACACGTCTTCGATGTGTCGATCTCGGGAGAACGGCGTTCGCGTTCTTCGGCTTCGATGGTCTCGGGCGACTTGAACGATTCGGCGAGCACACGCGCTTTCTCGATGCTCGATGCGCGAACCCAGTGACCCGGTTCGAGCTCGAACCATTCTTTCGGGAGAGCTTCTTCGCGCGCTTCTTCTTCGTCGCGTCGTGCGCGCCACACGACATACTTTTCACGGCCTTTGAGGAAGAGAAGTTTCATGGTGGGCGTCGGCTCTGCGCCTTGGCGATGTAGATCGCGCCAGTCGCCACGCTTGATCGCGAGTTTGACGTAAAGGAGCTGCGTCGCAGCTCCCATCATTGAAGCGTCCATGCGTTCCCTTCGCGCTTCGGAAGACTTCCAACCTAGTCCTCGCTTGCGAACTTGGTCAAGACAATGCTAGACAAAACTTCATGGCGAAACAGACGAAAGACGTGCAGATCTTCTTTCGCACGACACGGCGAAACAAAAAGCGAATCGAAGATGCTGCACGTCAGAACGGGTTCGAGAATCCTTCCGCCTGGCTCCGAAGAGTCGTTGATGAAGCACTCGAACGATCGAAGATGAAACAGCAAGCCGCTTAGTGTTGACTTTGTCAGACGCGACCTGTTAGACCATGTCGCGAAAGGGATCCACATCGTGCGGAACACTTTCCTCCGGGTGCGGCTGGCACCTGCCACGGAAACCCATCTCGTTTGCATCGCGTGCGGGCGATTCAAAACCGAGTTGGCGATCGTGGTGGGTGTCGGCGACCAGGAGTCGCATGTAGGGGTCCACAAGAAGTGCATTCGTGACGTAAAAGCAAAAAGAGGTGCGACTTGAACGGTGGAGCATTGATCGACCGTGAAGACCTGATCGAACTACTCGAAGCGACAATCGAAGAATTGAAACGGAACGCGAGCTTCGAGGGTCGCATCCAGTACACGTGCATGCACGAGGAGACCGAGGGCGGTTTCGTTGTTCGTGCTTTCGTACGAACCGGTAACGACATGGGCCAAGGAAGCTCGATTCTCGTCGCCGGTCCACACCTGATGGACGCACCGCCGTTGACCGTGCGCGATCAGGTGCTCGAATTCCATCAGAAGATCGGTCAGCCGATCGTCGACGCGCCCGCGGTGCCGAGCGACGAACGCATTCGGCTTCGCGCTCGACTTGTCTCGGAAGAGGCGATCGAGTTCTTGGAGGCATTGTTCAAGGAAGAACGCGGAACGGCGTTGCTAGGCAACGCGCACTGGTTGAGACGAATTCAGAGCGAAGTGAAAAACCTCATCGATCATGGAATTGTGAACGTCGACTTTCCGGCCGCGGTCGATGCGCTCGCCGACATCGACTATGTCGTGACTGGTTCTGCGATCGAGTTCGGTGTGGATATGCGACCGATCGCTGCGGAAGTTCACCGCGCGAACATGGAGAAGCAAGGTGGTCCTCGTCGCGAGGATGGCAAAGTGCTCAAGCCGCCGGGATGGAAGCCGCCGAACATCGATGGCGAGCTCAAACGCCAGGGATGGGAGCCGTGAATCGCCACGAACGAAGAAGGTACGAAGCGGAGGCTCGCAAGAACAATGCGGTCCTGAAGAGAGCTGGATTCAAAACGTTGTCTCTCTTGGTCACCGAGCGCACGGCGAACGGAAGTCCGAAGAAGCTAGAGCTCATCGACGAAGAGAATCTGGCCGCAGACAACCCCAGCGACGAGATCATCATCGTGTTTTGGGATGGCGCGACGCACAAGATGGTCGTCGAGGACGAAGTCTGATGCTTCGCTTGATCTGGCTCGCGCTCGTCGGCTCATGGAAGTTTCCGTGGGAGAAGGAGCCGCCTGCTCCTGTGAGAGCGCTTTCCGGGCGTCGCACTCTTCAAGAGTACGATTGGGACGGCGAGCGCGAAGCGTGCGGACACTTGTCTCGTATCGACAACGCGGATTATCCGCGTGAATGCAACGGTGCACCTTCCGAGTGGTGTTCCGCAGGGCGTTGTCGCGTGCACTGTCGCGATACGTGCAAGTGCGAGACAACGCGGCCCGATGCTCCAATTCTCGAAGAGCTGCCCCGTGAAACGCCATCGACAGGAGCGCCGTACCGATGAAGTTCCGAAAGAAGCCAGTCGTGATCGAGGCAGAACAGTGGCTCGGCACCGAGAGCCTCGGCAAGGTCGAAGGCGTACGCGAGGCTACCGAAAAAGAGATCGGCGACAACATCTTGCTTTTCACGCGAATGAAGATGCCTCCCGAGCACGGCAGGCCCTTGGAGATCGACTACACCCGGCGTTACTTCGTCATCGAAACGCTCGAAGGTTTGCACTTCGTGACGGTCGGCGATTGGATCATCACGGGAGTGAAGGGCGAGAAGTATCCGTGCAAGCCCGACATCTTCGAGGCGACGTACGAAAAAGTGGAGGACGCGTGATCGTCGAAGTCAGCGGACCCATGCGGAAGATTCTCGAAAGTGCTCGGGACAAACTTCCGGCCTACCAGTTCTGCACGACGCCCGAATACGGCGCTGCGCTCACGCAAGCGCTCACCGACAAGTTGATCCAACCCGAGGGCTCGACGTTCGCGCTCACTAAGCTCGGAGAGAAGACGCTCTCGAAGAAGCCGAAGACGTTTCTTCCGCTTCTTACGCATTCCGAGATCCAATGCTTTCAGCGCTGCCCGCGCGAGCATCACTACCGCTATCGGCTACGTCGGCGCCCGAGGACGGAATCGCACGCGCTTCGTTTTGGTCACATCTTCGATGAGGCGCTCCAAACGTGGTGGAGTGTTGGACCGCTTCATGGTCGCGAAGCCGCGAACGCGAAGCTCGACGAGCTTGCGAAAGCCGATCCGAAGTTCTTGAACCCGTTCGACGTCGAGAGGGTTCGCGCTCTTCTCTTCGTCTATGACGCCCGGTGGGGAAACGAACCGTACGAGATCATCCGCGTGCAGCCGATGTTTCAGATGCCGATCATCAACCCAGTGACCGGGCGAGCGTCGAAGAAGTTCGCGCTCGGAGGGAAGCTCGACGTGCTCTTGCGAGACGTTCGCACTGCGGAGATCGTCATTCTCGAAACGAAGACGACGTCGTACGACATCAAGCCCGAGGCTTCGTACTGGCACACGATCTCGGTGCTGGATCCGCAGGTCTCGACGTACTACTCCGGCGCGCGTGCGATCTTGAAAGGCATGGGCATCAAGGACGATGTTGCGCGCTGCGTCTACGACGTCATCCGAAAGCCGCAGCTCAAACCGCTCAAGGCGACGCCGTTTGAGAAGCGCGAGTACACGAAGAAGGATCCAACGAAGCTCTACGCGAACCAACGCGAACACGACGAGACCGTCGACGAGTACGCCGATCGCACGATGGAGGACATCATCGGACAGATTCCGCAGACGGGTCCAGGCTTCGACGCGAAGCTCGCGTTCGAGACGTCGCGAAGGTTCTTTGGTCGTGGTCCGATCGTTCGTCTCGAGCACGAAGAGCACGACCACGCAATGAACGTTTGGGAAGCGGCGCGGATCATCTCCGAGTTCGAGGCCGCGCAGCTCGCTCCGCAGCACAAGGGGTCGTGCAAGCGATTCGGTTCGTTCTGCGGATACTTCGGCGTGTGCTCGGGCCTCACGCCGATCGAGTCGTTCGAGGTCTCGGACGTGCGACACGAGGAGCTCAAGGAGATCTGATGCCGCGCGACATCCGCAGTCTTTCAGAAGACGAAAAAGAAAACGAGATCGTCAACCGGCATCTCGCGGCTCTGGTAACAGAGCTGCAAAAGAAGGGCTTCAAAGCTGAAGCCGTGGTTGGGTTCGTCGTTTTTGAGGGACCAGAGAACTTCAACCTCGCGACACTTCTCGATGCGAGGAAGCTGGAGATTCCTACCGAGCAAGCGAGAGTTGTTCTGCTCGAGTACGCGCACGACGAGATCTGCAAACGGATCGATGAGATGGACGAACCCGCTCCTCCAGGCGCGCAGCGCCACTAGGATTTTTTTTATTGTGTGACGCAAGCAAGGAGAAACGAATGACTCAAGCCATCGATTACGGCGCGCTGATCGCGTCCGGAAGCAAAACAAAACAGAACCGGTCTCCCATCATCCTCGCGTATGCCGACCGCGGGCTTGGGAAAACGACGTTCGGCTCGCAGTTTCCGAAGCCGGCGTTCCTCTGCGGCGAAGACGGTGCGCATTCCATTGCCGACTTTCGTTGGCCAAGCGACGGTGTGGTCGATAGCTGGAATCAGCTTCTCGACTTCACGCGAGCATTCGCGTACGGAAACCACGACTTCAAGACGCTTGTCGCCGACACGGTCGGTCCGCTCTCGATGATCTGCCTCACGCACACCGTTCTTCAGTCTGGCAAGGGCTCGTGGGAAAAGATGGGCTGGGGCAAAGAAGAAGACCTCGTCCGCGAGTGGCGCGTGTGGCTCTCGCTTCTCGAAACGTGCCGCAACAAGCGAGGAATGAACATCGTCCTTCTCGCACACGCCGCGCAGCGCAAGGTCTCGAACACGCAGCTCGGCGACGCGCACTACATCTTCCAGGGCGAGATGCACAACCAGATCTGGGCGATCACGTCCAACTGGGCCGACATCGTTCTTTACGGATCGCACGGTTACCGACTCGAAGAGCAAGAGCACGGAAAGACGCGCGCTGTTCACGACGGGAACCGATGGTTCTACGCGCAGCCCGACACCGGTTTCGAGGCGAAGGTCCGCAGCGGTTACTGGCTGCCGACGAAGTTCAAGCTCGACTACCAGTCGTACATGACGGAGCTCTCCGATACGCCGGCCGCGATCCGCGAACGCATCGGGGCGCTCGCGAAGTCGTTTCCTCCGACCGACGATCAGGCGGTGAAGAACCTTCTCGGTTGGACGACTCCGACTGCTCTCGCATCGCTCGGAGAGAACGTCGGCAAACTTCGCGCGCTCGAAGCGCAGGTCAAACAAGCGAAGGAACCGAAGAAGTAAACAGGGTTTGTTTTTGTGTGAAAAGAAAACTGAAACAGGAGAAACAGTCATGGAGCTGATTACAGGAACGCAGTGGGGAAAGCCGGTACCGGGAAGCTGGGGCGAGATCGAATCGAAGGAAAAGGGAACGATGGGTTTCCGAATCGTCTTCGAGCTCGACGGCGACGCCACTGGCAAACACAAGGGCGAGCGTCACGCGTGGGAAGCGTGGTTCTCCGACAAGACGATGGAGCGCATGTACGATTCGCTTTCGTACTGCGGGTGGGACGGGAAGAGCATCAAGGAAGCGAAGCTCGATTCGACCATCTCCGTTCCGCTCGAGTTCGAGATCGAAGAGTCTCTTCCCGTCGACAAGAAGGACGACAAGGGCGTCGTCATCGGCAAGGAGCCTGGAAAGAAGTATTCGCGCATCCGCTGGGTCAACAACCCGGCAGGGCGAGCTTCGATCCACAAGGTGCCCGACACGGCCTCGCAAGACGCGTTCGAGCAACGCATGCAAGGCTCGCTCGCTGCGTGGCGCGAGAAGCGAAACAAGCCAGCGCCCGCTGGTGGCGACGCGAGCTTCGACTTCGGTGCGAACGCTCCTCCTCCTCCCGCCGCGGACGGCGCCCCTCCGGAACCGCCGAAGCCGCCCGTGTCCGAGGAAGCCAAGCAGCCGAATCCGGCGACTGGCTACTGATCGAGTCAGCGCGGTCCGGCTCGGGCAACCGAGTGCAATGCGCCGTCTAGCCGAGGACTCTCCGGCGAAGGCCCTGACTCCGACAGGACAAGTCCAAAAGCAGGGGACACAGCGGAGTTGCTTGACGGCCGGGAGAGACCGGCACTTTTTCTGAAAGGGATCTTGTGACCGCGTTTCAGCGACGGTGCTTCATCGCCGTGGACGAATGGCTTGGCGCTGCGCTCTGCGTGTACCTCTGGCACACGCACCGCGAAGCGTTCTGGATCGTGTTTTCGTTCTGGGCGTTCTGCACGTACATCGTGGCGTACCCCGCGCATTGGGGTTGGTGGTCTTGGTTCTGGAACTGGTGGAGGAGGTAGTGCCCAACGTGGAAAGCATCCGCATCATCGAAGGCGGCGACGACTTCAAACAGATCGTCGCGCGTGTGAGCGTCGATCGCACCGAGACGATCGCGCACGGCGACGTATTCCCGCACTTCGAGGGACACCGCTATCGCTCGCTCGGAACGATGCAGCTCATCGACGGCGAGGATTGGAAGCCGAATCATCTCGGCACCGACGTTCGCTTCGTCGATGTTGGCGTTGTCGAAGTCGAGCCGGACGGATCGTCGTTCATTCGGATGCGACTTCCGAAGCGATTACTTGTCGGGAGAGACATCGATCCTTCTCGATTGAGCGAGCTCGACGCAGCCGGAAAGAAACGTTTCGCGAAACGGCTCGCACATCTCGAACGAGACGACGCAACGCCAGCAGAGCGCGCTGTCTTCGCAAAGAAACGAAAGAAAAAGAGGAAGCGATGACCGAAGTCATTGGAGAGTTCGCACCGGGTCTCGTCGAGAAAAAAGCGCCCACCGCATGCTGTACGTGCGGCACCACAGAAGAGCGTCTCACTCCCGCAGGGCACTGCTGGGATCCAACCGCGTGCGCCCAGCGCCGCATCGCTCGAACGTCGAGGATGCAGCATCTTCGCTACCCGTGTCTCGTCAGGATCCGGACACGTGGCGCGACGTACTACCTCCGCGAATTCGGTCCGAAGATCGCTCCGCCGCCAGCCATCCTCCCACCTGGGTTCACGCTCAAGGACTACGAAGCGAACCCGACGCACCTCTACTACGAGGCCGTCATGGAGATCGGGAGCGCGACGTCGTTCCAGGTTCCGAAAGCGCTCTCGCTCGCAAAGGACTTCAACGGAATCGTAGTGAACAAGTGACGCTTTCCTTTGGCTGGACCATTCCAGACCTCTGGCAGTTGGGCGTTTGTATGGATTGGATGGAGAAAAACATGGCGAAGAAGACGAAGAAGCAGATCGCGGCCGAGAAGCGGCTCGCGAAGCTCAAGAAGGATCACACCAAGCTCGCGAAAGCGAAGCGAGTGATCCAGACGAGACTCAATCGCGAAGGAACTGTTCGCGAGAAACAACTCGGCAAGCTCGACAAAGCAATCGAGCGTGCACAAGTCGCTTTCAACAGGCTCGATGCGAAGAGTCTCCCATCGGAGCCCGACAGTCGAAAGATCTCCGACAAGCTCGTTGCTCTCGAAGACAAGATCCGGATGGCCGAAGGAATGCTTCGTGCGTTCACTCCGCCAGCGGTTCCGCCGAGTGCATCGGTGAGCGACGGCGAAGAAGCCGAGGAGTAATCGTGGCCCGTCGAATGGACTTGGCTCCGAAGTTCTCCGTCCCGGATCTCACGACCGAGACGATCGGAATCATCGGAAAGCGCGGTTCCGGAAAGAGCCATACCGGGACGCTTCTGGTCGAAGAGCTTCTCCAGCTCGATTCGCAGGTCATCGTCATGGACCCGATCGGTGGCTGGTGGGGGCTCCGTGCCGGAGCGAATGGCAAGTCCACCGACGGGTTTTCGATTCCGATCTTCGGAGGTCTTCACGGCGACATTCCGCTCGAAGAGCGAAGTGGCGCGCTCCTCGCAGACTACCTCGTTGAGAATCGCCTCTCGGGCGTGCTCGATCTCTCGGACTTCTCAAAAAGTGCGATGCGCCGCTTCGTCCGTGACTTCGCCGAGCGGTTCTACTTGCTCAAGAACAAACAACGAGATCCCGTTCACGTCGTGATCGATGAATGCGATCTCTTCGTTCCTCAACGTGTCGACTCGCCAGAGATGATGCCGCTCGTAGGAGCGATCAACGACTTCGTTCTCCGTGGTCGTCAGCGCGGAATCGGCGTCACATTGATCTCGCAGCGTCCCGCGCGCATCGCCAAAGACGTCCTGACGCAGGTCGAGATTCTGATCGCGTTTCGGCTCACTGGGCCGCAGGACATCAAAGCGTTCGGCGAATGGATCGAGCACAACGGAACGAAGGAGGCGCAGAAAGAAGTGCTCTCTACGCTCTCGTCGCTCGAACGTGGGACCGGCTGGTTTTGGGCGCCGGGGATGATGAGCGGCCTCCTCAAGAAGGTCGAGTTCCGCGCGCGTCACACGTACGACAGCTCGCGCACGCCAGATGGAAAGAAGGTCAAGCCTCCGAAGACGTTGCGCGACGTCGATCTCGGTCAGCTCTCCGAGGCGATGAAGGCGACCGTCGAACGAGCGAAGTCGGAGGATCCGAAAGCGTTGCGAGGAGAAGTCATGCGCCTCAAGAAGGAGCTTGCGGCTGCGGGAACGTTCAAGAAGCTGCAACCCGATCCATCGCCGTCACGCATCCCGAAGCGTATCGAAACGCCCGCGCTCACGGCACGACAAGAAAAGCGTCTCCAGAAGCAAGTCGACGCGCTTGTCGAAGCGCTCCACAAGGCGCATGTCTCGCAAGAAAAAGCGTGGGACTCCGCGCAGACTGCGCACGAACGCGCAGAAGCGGCTCTTGAGTCACACAAAAAGCTTCGCGATCAGCTCAAGCTGTTGGGTAAGGCAGCGCCCGAGATCAAGACGAGTAGCACTGCTCGACCTCGCCTGCCCGTTGTTGTTCGGACTCCGACACTTGCGAATCGAATGGCGAACGGCGATGCGACGCACGATCTCGGTAAGGGCGAACGCAAGTGCATGGCCGCCATTGCGCAATACGGCGACGAAGGTGTCACGAAGACGGTGCTCGGGCAGCTCACGGCTTTCGCGCGATCAACCCGCGACAAGTACGTCCAGAAACTTCGCTCTGCGGGATTCGTCACCGAAGAGGGCGAACGCGTCATCCGAACCGACGAAGGAATCGCGTGGCTCGGAGACGATTACGAAGAGCTTCCGACCGGTAGCGACCTCTACGACTACTGGATGAAGCGGCTTCCGCAGGGCGAAGCGCGCATTCTCGAGTTAGCGCACGACAGGTACCCGAATCCGGTCACCAAGGAAGACGTCTCCGTCGAGCTGACGTTTGCGCGCTCGACGCGTGACAAGTACGTCCAGAAGCTCGGCGCGAAACGCGTCATCACCGAAACGACGATCAACAACGAGCCTGCGATTCGGATGGCGGACATTCTTGCGGAGGAGACATGAAGCGTACTGTAGCGGAGATCGAAGCTTGGCTACGTGAACGAGACCTTCAGCTTCGGATCTGGTCAACACCAGACGCGAGCATCGTTGTCTGGATCTGGTGTGACGACGATCCTGAGCTCGGCGTTTGGACCGGCTGTGACAGCACGCTCGACGAAGCTCTCGATGAAGCGTGTGCGAAGTGGGATCAGGTCAAAAAGGGAGACGCTTCATGAAGAAGGAGGTCACGATTCTGACGGGCGATCCAACCATCGAGGTCATCGCCGAGATGAAGCTC